ATCGCCAAAATTATCTATTGACCACAATCTAAGTTGATTAGCAAAAGATAAAGCTGTTGTAGAACCCCAAGTTCCAGCACCCCATGTTCCTGCACCCCATCCTGTTGATGATACATAAGAATCTAAACCAGAATTTAATTGATATGTACCAACTGTAGAACTACCACCATTACCAGTATCACTTGAATTAGCAGTTGCAGTAGCTGTAAAGGTAAATGTGTTAGCAGTTGGAACACTATCTATTTGATATTCTTGATTTAAAACTGTAGCAGTAATATTACCACCCAAACTAGCAGCACCACTAAATGTAACAAAATCTCCTGCTACTGCACCATGAGAAGTATCAGTTGCTGTAATAGTTGAGCTTCCATTTGTTGCTGCAAATGTTACATCTCCTGCAGATGTTGTACTTCTAATAGGTGTTACATCGTAATAAATATTACCTTGTAATACATAAAATTTTTGATGAGTGCCTAAAGTTATATAATCAGTACCATCAGTTGCTTTATATGGATAAATTTTTCTACAAGTACCTATAAAACTACTTAAACTTTGTTTTTGCCAACCACCGATTCTTTCAGGTCTGCCTTTACGAAATCTAACTTTATCTGCATCAAACCAGCCACCTTCATTACTATAATTAGTACCTTCTCTATTTATACCTGGTCTAAATACATATTTGGCTAATGGCATAGTTAAACCTCATGCCATTCTTTGCCTTCAAATAATAAGGCTTCTGCTTCTCTTCTTCTTACTAAACCCTGCTTTACCTCACCACCAGCTTTATTCCATCTTTTAATTTGATTTGGTACATCATCCCAATCTTTATTATTTAATTTTTGTAAAAGTGTACTACTAGAAAGGTTTGATGGACCTAAATTAAATACCCATGATACTAATGCATCAAATTCATTTTGTTTTAAATCAGGTTTTACCATGTCATTTATATAACCTTCATACTCATCCATTTCATGTAACAATAAATTATCTGCTTCCTCTTGTGTAATAGTGTCTCCTTCTTTTACACCTTTAGTTGAGCCATATCCTATTGTTAAAACATTAGCTGCACAACGATAAGCTTTAAGTTCACAACCTTCAAATTTTTTAATTAAGGATAAACCTTCTTGTGATATTTTCATATTACTGCTCCTTTTTTGTTGTAGTAACTGTCCTATAATACACAACAACTTCTTTAAGTTCATTTATATACCTTTTAAGTTCTTGCATATTGTAAGCCATTACCTCGTAATCAGGTATTGTCATAGCTAAAAATACAAGTTCACCTTCTTGTTTTTCTATTCTTGCAAGTTGTTCTTCCCAATTTTCAGGAGTAACAACAATCCACATAGGTTCTTTTAAATCTATTTCTCTAGGCATAATAGGTTGTACTATTGTCCTATCTAGTGGTTTTGCTGTAACTTCTATTTGTTTAGTCGGAAGTAGGCTGCAACTGCAAACCATCATCAAGGTCATCAACAACATTGCTGATTTTTTCGATTTCTTCCATAATGTGTTTTGTACCATTATTTATTTTCCTTTCCATTTCTACTGGGTCTGCGAGTATTTTTGCAGATAATTTATAGTCTTTTATAAACTGTGTATATCTATTAAGTTCTCTTTGTGCTGCTTGACTTTTAATTACAAGGTCGTTTAATTGCCCTGTTTGTAATTCAAAATCATTTTGTATAGATTTTATAGCCTCTTCTTGTGTAGCTACAGCATTTTCTAATGCTTTATTATTAGCTTTAAGTGTAATATTTTCTTGATATAACCAATATCCACCAAAACTTAATACTAAAATAATACCTATTAAAACTTGTTGCATTAAATATCCTCAATAATGTAATTTAGACCTGATGCACTTCTATACTCTATTAATCTATTATTTTCATCACGAAATTTAAGATGTTTTTCTTTTTGTACTAAAATTTTTTTTGATGTATATGTTTTATCATCTGAATCACCATATTCTTTATTAAAAGATACTGTAATTTTGTATCTTGTAGTAAATAAACTAATAATCCATTTAATAATTAATTTAATTTTATTCATCTTAATTAATTATAGTATATATTTGTATAGGTTTTTTCTTACCTTTTACATATATATTTTTTAGTTTTTTTAATACAATTTCAGAATTAAAATTTTCTGTATTAATAGTGTTATAACCTATAACAATATCTTCTCCAACTTCTTTAGTTGAACTTTCAAGTCTAGCAGCAAGATTTACTGCATCACCTATAGCGGTATAATCAAATCTTGTTTCACTTCCCATATTACCTATAACAGCATATCCAGTATTAATACCTATTCCTATTTCAACACCTAAATCAGCTTTTTTAATATTTTCTTGTATTTCCTCAGCACATAACACAGCTAAAGTTTCATGGTTAGGTAAGTCAATTGGTGCGTTAAAAATAGCCATCATGGCATCACCAATGTATTTATCTACCATACCATTATATTTTTTAACTGCATCTGCTTGTATTGTTAAAGCCTTATTCATAATTTTAGTTACTTCTTCTGGCTCTAATTTTTCAGACATAGCAGTAAAACCTCTTACATCTGTAAATAAAAAGGTGCAGTATCTTTTTTCACCACCTAATACTAAAGAATCAGGATTATCTTGTAATTTTTTAACTTGTCTTGGGTCAAGATAATGTTCAAATTGTTTTTTAATTTGTTGTCTTAATTTGTATTGTTGTCTAAATCTTAAATAAAAACCTATTGATGCAGTTATAAATTGTGAAATTAATGTCCAACTTACATCTATTAATATTCCACGCTGAATTAAATAATGTCCAGAAAATATTGTTAAAAAGAATAATATACTGGTAAATGTTATTCCTAGCGTTATTCCAAAAATATTTACACATAACCAAACTAAAGTTACTGTTATCACCAGAATTAATAATTCAACTGCTAAATGCCAATCAGGAATATAAGGACTATCTTGTATTAAAATTGATTCTGCTAATGCTGCTTGTATTTTATGTGGTTCTAATAATCCAACAGGTGTTGCAATTTGTGGCATTACTCCATTAGCTGTAACCCCAATAAAAACAAATTTACCATTTACATTCATTTCCTGTAAATCAGTTTGTTCTGTATCTATCCAACTAATCCATTTACGACCAAGACTATCTGTTTTTACTGGTGGTATTCCTCGTATTGATATTTCCTCTATACCATTATCATTAGTTTTTATAATATAAGTTTTAACATTAAATAAAGCTTTGTATATTTGTGTGCCAAAACTAGGAATCCAATTATTATCAGGTGTTTTAACTAAAAGAGGTATTCTTCTTACAAGTTGGTCAACTTCTGTGGGAGCAATGGCTAAACCCTGCAATGTATTATTTTTAAGAGTGTTCAGGTTTTCCTTAACTCCCAAAGATACTATACCACCATTATCTTCACCTTTCACTACTGTTCCTGTAGGTTTAGGATAATTACCTTTACCATCTTCAAACATAGCAATAACAGATGGTACATATCCTAAAGACCTACCAAAATCTTCATCACCACCCATTCTATCTGCTTGTGGAAAAGATATAACCCAACCAACACCTAGAGCACCTTTACCAATAATTTCCATTTGTATATCAGCTAATCTTTTTCTAGGTAATGGATAACCTCCTTCACGCTCTACATCTTCTTCTGTTATGTTAAGTATTATAAAATTACCTGATGGTTCTGGTGTTTGTATAAATGTATCAAATACTTTTAGTTTTAATATTTCTGTAGGTGTTGACTGATATATTAATGGCAATAAAAGTATTATAAGTATAGGTAATAATAATTTTTTCATCCGCTACTTTGGTTAATTGTTATAACAGAGTCTCCTCCACCATTTATTTTTACTATATTAGATACTCCATCTTGTATCAAAATTACTGTATAACTATTTCCTGAGTTTAAATCTACTTGTACTGATTCAGTTATTTTTCTACGCAAACTTATAACTTGTCCTGCTACTATTGTAGTTATTTGTGTATCTGGGTCTTGACCAATTAAAGTACCAGAAATATTTACACTTGTAGCTAAAGCTAATTGGTCCTCTTCTTTTTCTATTGCTAAAACATCTAAAACATCTAACAAATCTTCAAGAAAATTTACATCTAAATAATTAATATCTAATTCTGTAAATTCTAAATTATTATTTTCTAAAAAATCTTCTGCTAAATAATCTATATCTAAATCATTAAAGTCTAATAAATTAATTGTTTTAGTTGTTGCTGTTTCTTCTTGTGCAATATCTTCTTCTTCAGGTGGTGTAACAATTAACATATTATCTATAATATCTAAAGTTAAATCTAATATTACAGGTTTAGTAGGTGAGCTCTCAAATACATCTACAGTAGTAGCTTGATATGGTTTATTAAGTAAAACACTTCCTGTAGCTGTAACCACCTCTATTTCGCCACTAGAAAGCCCTAGAGCATCTGGTAGCAAAATTATAAGGCTACGACCTAATTCATCTACTGTAGCTGTAAAATCAGTTCCACGAATGGCTATATTTGCAGTAGGTGTTTTTAAAGATATATTCTGTTTATCTATGCGATTTAAATTGCCAGTAATAAATCTTGCTGTACCAAGCCCAAATGTAAGAGCCATTTTTGCTTTACTTGGGTCAGGGTCATAGATATATTCATCTATTAAAAGCTGTGAGTGTTCAGTTAGCTTTA